TCAGTGGCGGGAAGGAACCGAATAACAGCATAACCGTTACTGGACTTGTCCAACTCTGGACGCCAGAAACGGTCATCTTTGTACGAATCCTTCTTATTCAGTTGTTCAATCTTTTTTGTTAGGTCACCAATGCTTGATTGGGAACGCTTCTTAAAATCTGCAAATGACATATATGTCTCCTTATTCTCACGGTACTCCCGTGTTCTAGTAATCGGTGGGACCTCCCCACCACTTAACTATGTATACCCATTATAGGGATATTACCTGCCATTGCAAACATTAAACAGGTAATTGTGAAGATTTTCTTGGAAGCATATTAAATTTAATACCTTCCTGTTCAATCTTCTCTACCATTGGTTTTGATAGATATTTCGCTGCAATAGCAGGCTCTACATCATATTCTTCACATGCCAATATGATTGCGTCTATATAACCATAGTCACCAGAAAGAACAAATTCTTCTATCTTTCTAATGAACTCGTTTTGGACCTCTGTACTAAATAACATATACTAGCCTCCTCTTTAGGCATTTCAATTAGATTTGTTATATATAGTATAACAGACAACAGGAAGAAAGACAATCACTTTCTTGGAGATTTTTAAATGGCACAACCAGACACGAATCCTAACATCATTATTCAAACATACGGCAACACCGCTGAGATGGCAACTGACTATGCAAACTCAGGAAATAGTTTTGGTGCGGCCCATATCCCCGTAAACAAAATAGTATGGGGAGATAGCACCACTGGAAATAGAGTAGATTTTAATAGTCCACTCCCAATACAAATGGCAGGTCAAACTGCTGGTCCCATTCAGATAACTGGTACAGTTCAGGGAACTACCGGAACAAAGATGTGGATAGCAAACTATGTTGACCCCAATCTATCCTCTGCTCCGTTTGCAGATGGTGCAACAGGATTACATTATGTTGCAGTTGCAGGTTCAACAAATGGTACTACTCCAGTCGGGGTAACTGGACATATTCAAGGAATTTATAATGGAATTCCTATCGCCGTAACTGGTGATGTTAAGATTTCAGGTTCCATGGCATCCCACAGGGGTGCATCGGGTGTCACAAGTGATTGGTTGGTTGTTGGTGGTTCATCTGCTTCTGGTTATACAGCAGTAGGAGGTTTTGGTGAGGTATATCCTGGCTACGGATACCCAGTACCAATTGCTACCACTGGTGGTAGAAGATTAAGTTCTGCGGTAGATAGTGTTACCATAACCGGAACAATCAATGCGACGGGTGGTAGACAACTCAAACCAGCAACCGATGCTGTGGTTGTTTATAGCACGGACCAAACTAAATACATTCCGATGTACCTCGCAGAGCCTGGAGGAGCAACAGCAGGATTCTCTGGTGATGCTTTGAAGGTTGCAATTACAAATGCTGCCGGGATTACCTTCAGTGTTAATTTAAGAGACAACACAACAGTAAACAACCACGACCAAGCACAACCACTGAGAGTTCAGGGTGCAACTGGTAGTTCTCCTGCTGACCCTGTGATTGTTGCAGGACAAAACTCAGGTGCATTAGAGGTTGTTTCTACAAATGGTCTATCTACAACTGTTACAAATACTGTATCAATCAATGATACCGATATAGTTTCATCACTAGAAAATACTAGTAAACCTCTAATCAGCAATCTCTCTACAATCAAAACCAACACAAATACTTTGACAGGAATCAGAAGTGATTTAACTTCTGGAAATGTGAAAGCACAAATTAGTGAGATTGCGAGACCAACTTCTATTCGTTCTGGTTCTAAGAGAGTATCTCCAAATGCATCATCCGTTCATAATAACTTACAACTTTCTTCAGGAATAACTATCAAGAACAGTCCTTCAAGTTCACAAAACATTCTTGTAGGAAATCAGAGTTTGGTAAATAGTCCCAGTAATGGATATTTACTTGAACCGGGAGAATCCATATACCTAGAAATATCAAACCTAAATAAAATATTTGCCAGGACAGAAGATACGGGACCTAGTGGTGGTGGAACCACTTCGTTACAATATATTGGCAGTTAATAGGAAAATAAATGCTAGGTGGTTCAAGACGCAATTCGAGAAGAGGTGGGAAAAAGCAAGAAGTATTCGTCGTTTCAGAGGGATACTTTAATGGATTGCAATTTGTAAATTTTATAGAAGAAATTGAAAAATACGATAAAGTCCTCACCGCAAATCCAACAATAACAATTGTTGATAATGTTGTGATTGTTGATTATAGTAATGTATCCGATACTGATAATATCAATGAACTGAGAACACTTTTTGAAAGCACATTAACAAAAGGTGATACCATAACACTATCGGACGGACAATATCAAAATGCTCTCACTGGGGATTCAAGTATATTTGATATAAGTGGCACATATACTTTTGAAAGTTGGGATAAAAATGATTTAATTGCATTTCTAACAAAGCAATCAATTGATAATGAAAGCACAACATACAACAGATACGAGTCAAGATATTTTCTCAACAATGGAACTGTTAAATGGACAACATCATCCACCGTGAAAGAGTCCATTTCCACAAATAAGATATTAAACATTCTCGGAGTCTTCTCAAAAAAATCATTCTATACTAATTTTAACCAGAACACACCAAGACCTGGGGACACATTAGAAATTTTATTTGAAGGACAAACGGAAAGTAGCACATTTACCATAACAGAATATAGAGTTTCAGAAGATAACATAGAAGAAATAACAGTTCTTGAGGAACTTCCGAATCATGGAACTTCTAAAATCACAGAGGAAATTTTTCTTAGATTGAGTAGATATGAGGAAAGAGAAAAATCATTAGGTGAGAAAAATTTTCGTGGTGGTGGTAATTTTAAACTGTGTAAAGTGGCTATAGAATCTTGCGATATAGATTTATATACATGT